CTGGTTGCCTGTTCATAGGCTTTGATGTCTGGCATCCATTGTTCTGGTACTGGACCTAACTCTAATCCTAAATCTAACTTTTCTGTTAGTGCATGTATGGCTGTGCCTATTGTTGCTGCTTTACTTGCACCTGCTGCATCCATGGCTTCTTCGATGTATGCATTAACTAACTTATTATCATCTGCTGCTACACCAATTGCTAATAGTAGGTCTGGTCTACTTGTTAAACCTATTGCTGCCATTCGCATTTTCCACGCTGTTAATGCTGATGCATCATCAAGACTATTAGCGATTGTAGTAGCACGTGTATATGCAACTGGAGCGCCACCTTTAGGCGGTACAACCATTGGTCTACCGTATCTATCTCTTGTTATTTCTGTTGGCATTTGTCTCCTTGTTATAGTGAGCAGTTTATACACTTACTCAGGTGTATCGGCGCTATCGCTACCTAAGTAGTATGCATACCAATTTTGTATCCCGTGTTCGCAGATGGCGGGACCACCCATCCCCAAGTCTAACACATAGTCGAAATGAACAAACTCCTATGCATTAGATAGCGCTGCTGATGTTGGTTACTCTCGCTCGATGTCTTGTACTCGTACATCTGGGTCGTGCAACTCTAAGTCGTAGCCGCTGACTTCGATGTTGTCCGTAATGATATCTTCAACTTCCTCAGGAGAGGTAGCCTTGATACCAGTAACAGTAACTGTAATCTCTACAGTTGCTGACCATGTTGTAGTGAGTACATCTGAACCGATTGATTCAAGCAATTCGTTAACGTCGTCACGATTAACTGTTGCTTCATCTGAACCATCATCAAATGCTTCTGAAAAGAAATTGTATGTTTTGGAACGAATTTCTGCAAGTTTTCTATATGCAGCCTGTGCTTCTGTTTGTGATTGCTCTAGCCTTGACTTGCTTTCAGTTTCACTCTTGATTAATTGTTTGAGTGATTCTTCTGTGAAGTTGTAGGTTGTGCCATCTACTGTGATTGGGTTTAAGTACATGTTTCTCCTTAGATTGTTAATAGTTCTAGTGCTCGAAGTTTGATGCCATCATTGCGCCCTGCTAGGGTAGCAATACTAGCATCTTTCTGAGAGTAATGGTCAGCATATTCTACAACTGCTTGCCACAAACCAAACTCTGTATCTCTAATGTTCTCTTGCGTTGGGCTATCTGAGTAGATAGCAAACGCCTTCTGCCGTGCATTGAGAGCACGGGACTTAGCGTTCTTTTCACCCTTGGATAGTAGGTGCAGCGGTGCGTTCTCTATCTTGGTTGGCAATGCCCATACCTTTTTGAAGTAGGCTGTTGCTCTGTTGATGTCTGACTCACGTTGTATGAGATGGTTAGCCAGGTCGCTATACATATTAATGCTTGAGTAGGTTAGGTCAAGTAAGTTTCGCATGTCAGATACTGATAGCACTGCGTTTTGTGTATGACGCAACGTATAAGTATGTGCTTTGTTCTTGGCTCTAAAGATACGATTGATTTGATTGGCACAAAACAATCGCTCAATGATAGGGCGTACTACTACTGATGATGACCCATCATGACTAGTCTTGGCTAGTAAGAAGGCAGCATGCGGGTCGCCCTTGATTTCCATTTCCTTTGGTAATGACATGAGCATCCATACTTTTGCTCCGCCATCGTACTCGCCTGCTGCTGCATAGCGAGCCTCGCCTGAATCAATCAATCCATCTAATGAGCCAAAGACTTCAGAGTTTTGAAAGACTTTGTACTTGCTACCCACTACACCAATGACTGACTCTTTGCCATCATGTTTCTTTACTACTGCTTGCTTCTTGGGTACATGCATGAACTGTTCTGTGTGCATGTCTGACAGGCTAACTGTCCAGTCAAGTCCTGCTTGTTGCGCTACTTGTGCTGCGCTTGTTGCTTCAACCGCTACGCCTGCTTTAAGCCAGGCTGAGCGGTTCTTTACTACATCTGCTGTAGTCATATGTTCCTTTCCTTACCATGAAGCCTGATACTCGAAGGCCCATCCTTCAGGTACATCTTCAATGAGTTTACTTACTATCTTCACGGTGTTTTCAAGACCATGAAAATACCATTCGTCATACTCTGTGCTGCCAAAGAAAAAGCTAGAGCCTGTTGGCAGTAGTGTATCTGCTTTACTGTGGTCTGCCAATACTTCTTCGCATATAATCTTTAGGTCAACCAAAGAACTGCGAGGCACATAGATTGGCTGACAGTTGTCTTCTCCATCTGCTAGTTCTTGAATGAACCAGTTGTGGATAGCATTAACCTTGCGCCAGTATCCAACTTGAATAGACACTGATGCAAAGGCTAAGTCTTCTGGGTTGTATACCCAATCTGTTGCTCCCACAAGGGAGGTTAAGATTGTGAAGTCAGCGTTCATTTTCTTATTGTGTGTTTTTGGTTCCCACTCAATAGATGAGATGCCTTTGCGGGCATAGAGATACATATCCAATCCCATAATTAAATACCCATTCCTTCTTTAACCTTTGGGTGTAGTTCGTATGTCATGGCAACGAATGCACCTGCAGGCCAACCTGAATTGAATACACGGTTAAGTAAGTTTGCTAGTGAATAACTTGGGTTATTTTCTAGCGCCTGTGATAGAACATCTTTGGCTGATGTATCCTCAATTGAATACAAGTTAGCAGCCAATACACTAGCAACTGGTGCAATGAACTCACTTGGAACTACATCCATGAAGCATGCAAGATATGTATTAACTGCTGCAATTGGACGCTCAGATGGTAGGCCTAACATGAAGTCACGCAACTGAATATCCCTTAACATACCTGCTGTTATCTCTGCAATGTGGTCTGAGTCTGGCGCTTCGCCTGAATCAACCTGTGCATAGATTGCATCTGTTAAACGCTTACGCTGTACTTGTAGTGCTGCTTCTTTACCATTCTCATCTACTAGAATAGTTAGATAGTTTTGTACTTCTTCTACTGTTACTGTCATTTGTTTTCCTTTTCTTTTGTATAGCGCTGGAAGGATTCCAACACATCTTGTTGTTGCTCTTGGGTGAGCATTGCCCATAGGTAGCCAAGTAAATAAAATGGACCGAACTCATCATCATAAAGTTTTCTGGCTAACTCTTTTACCTCTGTTAGTTCTGCTATTCCTACTGTCATTTGTTTCTCTTTAATACCAGCCATGTTCCCTCCAATGTGACCACGCAACTGATGGTTTCTCGTAACGGTGCTTTATATATGCCAGCCCCCGCTCAATCTGAAGCGGGGCTGGCGTTGATGGGTCAAGGTTAAGTAGTTGTGGAACACCAAATGCAGAACTAGTTGGGTTGTCTGCT